ATGGGCTGTTAGTGATAGTGGTAGCACGGGAGCTTTGCAAGCTTTAGGGAAGAGTTCGATTCTCTTACGGTCCACCATTTTTATGAAAAATCTTATAGTAGGAATTGTATTTAATTTATCTGTACAACAATTAATACCGTTTCTAAAATCTGCACGGCAATATTACGCAGATAAAATATGTATAATTACGTCTGAAACAAACGAAAATATACTTGCATTATACAAAAAATATAATGTTGATGTGCATCATACAGAAGTAAGCAATGATAGAAATATTGCTTTCAAAGAAAGACTCTATATTGTAAATAACTTACTCAATACCATTTACAATAACGTAGATAGAGTGTTTTTTACAGATGTTAGAGATGTTTTTTTCTTTGGAAATATATTCGATTACACATCTAATTTTGATATTACATTTTTTAGTGAACCATGTGTAATAGAAAAATGTGATATAAATTCAAGATGGTATGAAATGACATATGGGTCAGAATCGCTTTACAATATAAAAAATGAACTGATTGTATGTAATGGTACAATTTTAGCTACAAAATCAGGTATGTTACATTATACCGATTGTATGATTTCTGAGATTGATAGTATCGAATATGTAATTGATCAACCTATTACCAATCATTTAATCTTCAATAAAAAGATAAAGAACTTTGAGGTCAGACGCCATATTGAAGGACCGGTGGGTACATTTCATCATGATGCAAACATGTCATTTTGCACTTTAGATAATCTCTCAGTTGTTCATCAGTATGATAGATGCCCAACATTGAGTACTTATATTGCTAATTATTGTTTCTTTGAAAATCGTATTAGTAATAAAGAAATGTATCAATTGTGTACTAAATTGTATAATCAAGATCAAGAATTAACTTTATTTAGAAACTACATAACTAAAAATAAATTAGGATTTTTAGATAATGAACATATGGTTATGTGGGATAAATTAGTACATAATCTACCAACTAACTTTAGGTTTATTGAAATAGGTGTTTATAAAGGTCAGATACTTACACTTGTAGCTATTTTAGCTGAAAGGTATAAAAAACAATGTACTATTTATGGTGTAACACCTTTAAGTAATGTTGATGATAAGTATTTCAGATATGATGATGTTAATTATCTTGATTGTATAACGATTCTACATAAAACGTTTGATATAAATTTTAATGAAAATCAAATTATTAAAGGTATGTCAACTGATGATCTTGTAAAAGATCAAATACTCAAATTAGGTTCATTTGATGTAATATATGTAGACGGCGGTCATGATTACGAGACAGTTAAGTCTGATATACAATTAGCTAAAAAAATCAGTAGTAAAAATAGTTATATAGTTATGGATGATTCAGCTACTTTTAGTAATTTTGACGGTCTCAACATATTTAAAGGTCATTTGGAAGTAGCACGTGCAACAGATGATTACTTAACAAATGATGTCAACTTTATTGAAAAATCATGTGTTGGACACAATAGAATTTTTCAAAAGATAGTATAAATACACAGAGCGCGGGTATGATGTAGTGGTAGCCTTCGACCTTGCCAAGGTTGATGTGAGGGTTCGATTCCCTCTACCCGCTCCAAACTAATGAATATCAATCACGATTTAAAGGTGATTTGGTGGTTACCGATGCGAACGGCCACTAGATCGGTTGCTGAAATTTTATCTTACTATAAATTTTTCAACACCATAGAACAAACGCCATTGTCTTTAATGTCAACCCATGCGATTGGAATTCCATCGGGGTGTGAAGATTATAAGATCATTTGTAACATTCGTAATCCATATGCCAAGGTTTTGTCGATATGGCATTTAAGTTCATATAAACAAGATGAAGTGACTGGTAAGTTGATTATTGAAAGACCGTTTTCTGAATTTGTAGAAAAGTCTGTGTCTAGTCAAAATGAAGAGAGTCAAATATTGAGTCAACCAAGAAAGCCGGACCTCTATATTAGAACGGAAAACTTGGTAGAAGATTTACGTAAAGTTTCTTTTATTGATTTTAACGATCCAACTATTCAAGGCATAATTGATATTTGGATCAAGAGAAATAACTACACATCTGAAGGATGTAAAGAAAATCAACATCCGGATTTTGATTTGGCAAGAGATCTAAAAAATCCAACAATGACTGATTATAAACGATATTATACTCAGAAGGAACTTGACATTGTTTGGAAGTTGTACGAAAATGTATTTAATGAATTTGGGTATCAGAGAGAATTTATCTGATACTTATTAGTGTTCTTTTTTATGGGCGTATACTGGTTTCGATTCAAGAATTAGTGTATGTTAGGCACGTAGAGGACGATAGTTGGCCTCTTAAATCATCTATCAAAAAATTAACTGCTACTAAGAAGAGCAAGGTAATCAGCTACAACTTCACTTCAAAGAAGTCTTCCAAGACCTCCAAGAAGAGTGGTTTGGCACTCGCAGCCTAAGTTGCTGCACATTCATTACAATGATGTCTGATAATTGTGATGGGTGTAAACTATCAGATACGATGATAATACGTTTGGGGTTGTCATTTAAATCTTTCCAAACGACGATCACACACAGTTTGATATTTTAGATGTGTGTTGACGTAATGAAAAGTATCTAAGCGTGTAGTCTGATGTATTACGATTGTTGAAGACGCGCGTTCGACTCGCGCTACGTCCACCATTTTATTCTTGTTCAAAATCGATGTAACTATCAATCACAAGACAGTTATGTTTTTCTGGATCGATATAACCTTCGTTGGTCAGATACTTGATCATATGTTCACGACACGATTCATCTTCATATAAATCACATTTTTCTGGGTGACGTAGTACAACGAATCGATCTGCCCAGATAGTGATACGATGATTGTTAATATTTATATCGTGAAAATTTACCTCTTCCATACCACAATACATATGTATCTTTGTTATGAGCAACATCAAATTATCAAAGCAAGAAGCGCAGAAGAAGGTATACGAACTTACTGAAAAACTACTACATACCAAGAAGGATTTTAAGGATGTATCGTCAGGATATAAGGAACGTATCAAGGAATTAGAAAGTGAAATTAAAGCGGTTGTAGAAGATGCCGGCGGACTTCCATTGGCGGCTGATGTAGAGACAGAAGCGTAATCAATTTATCAAAATAAAAAATTCAAACCACGAACGAAAGTTTGTGGTTTTTTGTTTTGCAGATGTACTTATGTTCAAACTGTTATGGTAAATCGAACTGTTAAAATTGTATTCAACGCGATGGTTAAGAATGAATCTAAAATCATTCTTAGAATGTTAGAATCGGTATACAAATATATTGATTATTGGGTGATTCAAGACAATGGCTCGACTGATGGAACTCAAAAAATTATAGAAGATTTTTTTAGAGATAAGAATATACCAGGCTTTTTGTATTTTGAACCGTGGCAATTTCCGGGGTACAATCGTAATCACACTCTTCAAAAGTGTTTAGAAGCCAATCATGGATGTGAGTATATTTTACGATTGGATGCGGATGAAGTATTGGAGGTTGACGATGATTTCGACTGGGAAGAATTGAGATGTGGTGACGAAGTATATGTGTATAGCATACAACGTGATGTCACAATATCACGTCCTTGGATTTGGAATGCGAGTCTTGATTGGGAATATACACAGAGTCGTAGACACGAACTTCTCGTAAGAAAATCGAGACAAGGTTGGCGACAGTATTATTTGTCAAATAAGTTACGTCAACATATGTTGCCCGGAGGAGTTACTTGGGAGAATCCTTTTAAGTATTATATTGATTCAATCGAACTTGAACAACAAGTTATCAAGTATGAAATGAAAGATAAGTCACATGTAGATTATAAGATGGACTCTTATTATGTGTGGTATCTAGCAAAATCGTATGTGGACTTTTTGGAAGATTGTAAGGTTAATAAAGCAAAACCTTTTTTTGGAAAAGAACATGAAAGTGAAATGGCACGTCGAGCAATATTCTATTTTAAGAAATACTTGGAGATGTCTTTGCCGGTGAATTATAATGATAATTTGAGTACACTATACACCGTAGAAAATCTTAATACACTTGGTGCAATTAATGAGATGGCATACATGGCTATTGTGTTTATAGCCAAAATGTATATGAATTATATTGATATGAATGAAGCACTCAAATTCTTAAATAAGAGTTGTGAATTTGATCCTCGTAGAAATGAAGGACTGATGACGATGGCATATTATTATCACAATACTAATAATCACGTGATGGTATATCAGTGTACTTCATTGGCAATGAAAAACAGTTTCCACAAAAAGATCCGTGATTTTTTTATGGAGAGTACGTTGTATCCGGATTCTGGATATGAGGTATTAGATTTACATTCTTTTTCTGCACATAAACTTGGTTTTCATGAAGAAGCACAGTTGACTTGTAAGAAAATGATTGATAATATTCAACTTGTGCCAGAACATGAACGTGAACGAATTATTACTAATTATCAATTTTTTACTACACAATAAAAATGAAGAAACCAGTAAAAACTAAACCTAAGACGGTTACTAGAAAACCAAAACAAAAGACAAATGAACCTGTATACGATGTAGGAAATAGTAAGTATTTTAAATCGGTACAACGAACGGTAACAAAGACATCCAATACAGAACATTGGATATTTTTGGAGGTAAACGATGAGAGTAAAGTTGACAGGTTTACGTTGAAAGGTACTAGAGTGTTAGTTGCCAAATACCCAGATTATTACAAACTTTATCTATATAATACTCATATTCCAGACGAATTGAGTTGGCCGATTGGAGGGGTGACAATCTATAATGCCACAGACGATGTCATACAATCTTTCTATTATGATAGTGTGGCTGTTCATCCTGATGGTGGGTCTTATAAATTTAATACGTAATTCTGTTGTTTACATATATTTATAGTCATGAAAGTTGTAGTCAATCGATCAAAAGGTTTAAACGTTGGATATAAACTATCTGAAGAAGCGTGTAAAATGCTTGGTGTGTCAGAACCATATTCTTTTTATGCGTATGAAGATCGAACATTGCCACAGTTGATTCATGTTGTTGAATTTCTTCAAGAACGTGCAAACGGTGAAGGTGCGGATCTAAGAGTGTTAACGGTGCCAGATGATCTTGAAACCAAAGACTCTATGGGTCGTACTGTACGTAATTGGCATCTTTCGGAAAGAGACGGTTACGAAGTGGTGAGAGAAAATCACCGATACTGGTAAAAATCTGTTGACTTTCTAAAAAGGTGTGGTAAGGTAATCTTGTAAGTCGTAGTACAAATATTAACAAAAATCAAATAAGTTACACATATGGAAAAGAAGAAGTATGTAGTTGTACGTAATAGTCTCCGGGTGTCTGATATGGAGTATGATACTCCTGCAGATGCGTCTGATGAACTAATGCACTGGAAGTCAATCGTAAATCGTTGGCCCGATGGGTCAATTGTTGAATTGGTTGAAAAGGATGATAAGAAACATCGTATCTGGTAAAATTTATGGGACTACGTGAACAAATTAAGAAAGCTGGATCTGTTGCGGAGATCAATGACTTGATCTCAAAGAGTAAGACATTTGAATACGCATCAGATAGAACCAAGAGTGTTTGGAAGTCTACTGCCAAATTCCGAATCGATGAATTGAGCAATCCGATTCCTACACAAACCGCTCCGGATCTTAGTGTTAAGAAGACAAAGAAGACGAAATAAAGTAAGTAAAATACTACGATTTATGAACGCCATCCTATGATGGCGTTTTTTATTGGTTTTATCTGGGGCATAAGGATATTTATTAGTGTTATATGGCAGGTAAAACAAAATATAAACCATTTGTGTTGCCCTCTGATTTCAAAGAATTGGAGTTGTATGTTCAGTCTCATAAAACGGACTTAACTGAACGTGTTATATCATCTATTGAGTTCGCGATTCAAAAAAATCTACCCATGGTAGAAGTATTTAATTTTAAAAATTCCGACTTTGTAATTACTATTTCACGTGAAGCATTTCGAGATAACATTCAGAATGTTTACAATTTTTATCTCCAAACGGAAAAATATGAATTGTGTGGACGAGTAAAACATGTCGAAATGTTATTGGATAATGCAGTTAACCCTAAAAAACCGAATGAAAAAGAATAAAAAACAAGCCGGTGAAGACAAGAGTCCAATCGTCCCTCAAAAACATAAAATTAAGAATGAGATTGAAATATATCAACGAGAGTTAACAACTAAACAGAAACAATTTTTAGATATTGCGTTAGACAAAAACACCAAATTGATGTTTGTAAGTGGTCCGGCTGGCACTTCAAAAACATATATGGCGATATTATCTTCTTTAGTATTACTCAATCAAAAACGAGTTAGTGATCTTTTATATTTGAGAAGTGCGGTTGAAAGTTCCGATAGTAAACTTGGATTTTTGCCTGGAGAAGCTGATGAAAAAATGGCACCATATATTCAACCTCTTATAGAAAAACTCTCGGAGTTAACCAGTAAAGCCTGTATTGATTCTCTTCAAAAAGAACAACGTATTGACAGTATTCCTATTGGATTCTTACGTGGATTAAATTGGAATGCTCGTTGTATTGTTGCAGATGAATCTCAAAACATGACTCACAGAGAATTGGTCACTTTAGTGACACGTATTGGTGAGTTTAGCAAAGTGTTTATTTTAGGAGATCCTGATCAAAGTGATATCAATGGTAAGAGCGGATTTCTTAAAATGATGAATTCGTTTGATGATGATGAAAGTCGTGAAAACGGTATTCATACGTTTAAATTTGATGAAGATGACATTGTAAGAAGTGCATTAGTTCGATTTATAATAAAAAAATTAAAACGATCCGTATAAAACTTCTATTTATATTAACATATGCCAACTCCTACAATTATAGAACAACCATCCAGCCAAACAATTTTAGTGGGCGATGGTGCCGTATTTAATGTTAACTCCAACGACGAAGGTCCACTTAGTTATCAGTGGTTCAAAGATAATGCAGAAATTGTAGGTGCTACAGGTAATACCTACATCATTCAAACATCCACGCTAAATGATAATGGTGATTATAATGCAACTGTAACTAACGGTGACGGTACTACTACAAGTAATATTGCAACGTTAACGGTTAATGTGCCGGTTCCACCATCTCCAACCCTACCTACAATTACATCATTGTCTACCAATATTGGTCCTGCTAACCAATGGATTTATATTTTTGGAACCAACTTTATACTAAATCAGACTAACGTATTTTTCAATACATTAGATTGTGGCAATGTGTTTGTTTTTAGTGCCGAACAACTTGGTATTTATTTGTCTTCAGATGCAACTGGATCTGGATTTTTCAAGGTGGTTACACCTGATGGAGAATACACCAGCGACATTGAATACACCGTTGGAAGTCCAACATCGACACCAACAGTAACCGATTTGCGTGATCATCCAGATCCAAATTCAAAGTGGGTTTATGTTGACGGTACCGAATTCGTTTCAGGACAAACCACAATTACTTATGACAGTGGTTCCAAAACTGTTGATGTATTTGTTTATACCGTAAACAACGGTGGTTTTGCCAAGGTTGATCTTGCTGACGTAATCACAACTATCACATTGACCACACCAAACGGGTCTGCTGAGTTTACAGCAAATCCCGTGATTCTATAATACTAATTAAATAATTGACGAAAGCTCTTTTTTGGCATAGGATGTAGTTCATGACTAAATCTTATACTGAAAAAGAGCTTTTTGCTAATTACGAAAAATTTCTAAAACAACTTGAAAAAATCTTCTCTGGTGAACGACTAGAAAAGTTGAAACATCTGTATAGTGAGAATGAATATGGTTATCGTGCTATTATGGCACCTGCGAGCGCAAAGGAACATTTTCATAACGCTTATGTTGGTGGTTATCTAGACCATATTATGAATGTGTTGACAACTTCCTTTGGAGTTAAGAAGTTGTATGAAGCCCGTGGTGGTACTATCGATTTCACTGATGAAGAATTAGCATTTTCTGCAATTCATCACGATCTTGGTAAGTTGGGTGATAAGGAACAGGGTGAATATTATCAGATTCAAGAAAGTGATTGGCACCGAAAGAATCGTGGTGAAATTTTCAAGTTCAATTCAAATCTACAATATATGGATGTCGTTGATCGTGCGTTGTTTATTCTACAACAATATCAGATTCCATGTACTTGGAAGGAAACATTGGCGATCAAGTTGTCTGATGGTTTATATCATGACGCGAATTCTTCGTATCTCAAGTCATATAATCCAGACCACGAACTTAAGACGAATTTACCTCGCCTACTTCATGTAGCTGACTATATATCATGTAGATGTGAATATGATATGTGGAAGCTTGAAAACTAAGTTATGAACAATGAATCAATTTTTGTCCAAATAGCCTCTTACAGAGATCCAGAATTGATACCGACAATTATGGACATGTTTGAAACGGCCAACAATCCGGAAAATTTAAATATCTGTATTTGTTGGCAACATGATGATGTTGAAAATTTAAGTTCGTTACAGAACTATCCAAATATCAACATTATTGATGTTCCTTATTATAAGAGTAAGGGTGCTTGTTGGGCAAGAAACTTGATTCAACGTTATTATAACGGAGAAAGATACACATTACAGTTGGATTCCCATCATAGGTTTGTGCAGGGGTGGGATTCGTTGTTGAAAGAAATGTATGCGCAGTGTGTTGATATGGGAAGTAAAAAGCCTCTTATCACCACATATGCGCCTGCATTTGACCCATTTGAATCAAAGGAAAAATTTGAACATGTTCCTTGGAAAATGGATTTTCATAAGTTTACAGACGAAGGTACTGTAATTTTTGTACCAAACCCTATTACAGATTATGATAAATTGACACGACCAATTCCTTCAAGGTTCTATTCTGCACACTTTGCTTTTACTGATGGATCGTTTTGTGATGAAGTTCCTCATGATCCAGATTACTATTTTTACGGAGAAGAAATAAGTATTGCCGTTCGTGCATTTACACATGGTTATGATTTATATCATCCGCATAAAGTTGTAACTTGGCACGAATATACACGATCTGCTCGAATAAAACACTGGGATGACCATGATCTAACAAAATCTTCTACCGTAGAAAAATCGTGGTGGGAACGTGATACCGAATCTCATAAAAGAAACAGAGTATTGTTTCAGATGGAAAATGATGTGAATATATGCATTCCAAATAAATATCAAATTGGATCGGTTAGAACCATCAAAGAGTACGAACGGTATTCTGGTATTAATTTTTTAGATCGTACTGTTTCTGTTTACACGTTGTCTGGGAAAAATGCACCCACACCTTATAATCAAAATTATGTATGTGGAAAAACGGTCAATTACACTGACTTAAAAACGATTACTAAAAACATTGTTATTGATACATCCAAATTGCATTATGATAATACACATTCATTAAAAATTGAAATATACAATTTAAACAATCAACTTTTAGTATCTCAGAGTTTAGAAAAAAAGTTAATAGAAACTTTGTTAAATCAAAATACTTCTCCGAATATTTCTATTAATTTCAATGTAATCTTCGAAAGTTCTTACTATTATAAATTGTATATTATGGATCAATTTGATAGAACTTTACACCAAGTGCAAAACAATTTATGAGAAAGTTGAATGACGTAACGTTGGTATGCGTATCGTCTGTGAAACTTCAACAATCTTTGATGTCTATGCGATATTGCATGAATCAAATTGAGTTTGCGGAGGCAAAATTCATTACACATGAATACTGTGTGTCGGATGAAGATGGAATTAAAGTTGAACACTGCCCCCATTTGACATCGATGGAAGCATATAGTCATTTCATGATTTATGACTTACATCGATATATTAATACCAAATATTGTTTAGTAGTTCAGTCAGATGGATTTATTGTTAATGCCGATGTGTGGGACGATGATTTTTATAATTATGATTACATTGGCGCACCATGGCCGTTGATTGAAGGTCACTTTTTAGATCCTGCTGGAAATCTTCGTCGCGTTGGTAACGGTGGGTTCTCATTTAGATCCAAGAAACTTTTGGAAGTGTCTACCAAAGAATATGTTCCATTTGTATCAACAACGCATGGTGACTATTATAAACACAATAACACAGGTTGTTGTAATGAAGATGTAGTTATTTGTATACATAATGCTTTATTATATGAAAAACACGGTTGTGTTTTTGCACCATATGAAGTTGCCTGTAAATTTTCAAGGGAATGTACTGTAGATATGAACTTACAAAAACATACATTTGGTACACATGGACCTATGAATATGTGGATCAATGAGTTTAATTTTTCCAATAAAACTGAATATTTTATTTGAATTTTTATCGGGTTATCACTATATATGTTTTGATGAGACAAAGTGTTTCATCCTCTTAAGTCCAAAAGATTAAGAGATAATAGGTCCAAAAGGACTATTAACCAAAGGAAAATATATTATGAGTAATATTCGTAAGTTCGATAAGAACACATTTAGGGCTGTACATCGTGATGAATTCTTGACACCATTTGACAAGATATTTGA